TCCATATAGTGTCCGATATCTTCAGTAAGAGATAAGACTGATATTTTTTTCATATCAATATCTTCTTTTCCCCTCTTCTCAATATCATCAATGAAATCTTGCTGCATTTTTACCTTATCACTTAAAGATTCTTGCTTTAGTTCTAAGGTACGAATTTCATCTTTAAATAGTTTAATCCTTTCTTTAACTACACTATTCATCACAGAGAATATTTTAATATCCAAAAGATCTTCAATAACTTCCCTGCGACTGGCAGCGGTTAACTGCATAAAAGGAACAAAGTTACTGCTACCAAGAATAACAATCTGAGTAAATGATCTATAGTTCATCTTAAGAACATTCTGCTCAAACCACTTTTGCTGATCTGTAGACGAAGAGTTCTGATCTAGCAGAGTTCCATCTCTATAGATTTCAAAGATATTGGGTTTTAATCCTCTACGGACTTTCCACTCAACAGTTCCAATTTTAAAATCAATCTCTACAATACAATCCTTTTCATTCGTAGAGTTTATTAACTGTGGTTTATTAATTCCGCGAAAAGATTTACTAAACAGAGAAAAAGTAAGAGCGTCCAAAATAGTGCTCTTACCTGCTCCATTTGATCCAATAATCAATGAAGTGTTTGATTGAGTTAGGTTTATTTCCGTAAAAGAATTTCCAGATGATAGAAAATTTTTATAACGAATTTTTTCAAAAATAATCATATTAAGAATACTCTTCTGGAGGAATTACAATATCGTTTGAGGTAAAAATTTTATACTTGTGTCCATGAAGTTCACATGCTTGAATTAATAGATCTTCATCAACATCAATAACATTCATAACAGGAGATCCACTTTCTTCCAACATCATAGCAAATCTAACCGCATCATCCTCTTCATCAAAGATATAGAGGACTTGCTCATCATACTCATTCCTTACAGAATAAGCTCCTTCATCTTCTCTCCCGTCTATTGTTATGATAAACATCTTAGCAAATTTCGCAAGCTTCTTGATAGATATCCCTAATTAATTTTTGAACAATGGTCTTATTCAAATTAACTTCAGATTCGTGAATATATCTATCTAGGACAGAAAGAGTATCCTCCGATTCAATTTCAGTATCTCCACTATCTTGAGCGATTTCAAAGTTTTCTACAATCTTAACTTCAAATGGATTTGAAGCATAGAGTTTATCTAAGAACTTATCGTATTGTTTTGGATTTGTTTTTGATTTTACTACGACTTTTACAATTTTATTTTCGTACTTCTTAGTATCAAAATGAAGTGTCTTGAAAGAACTATCATTTCGGTCATCGTAGTTTAGAACATAGAACAACCGATGTGGATTATTAACATGAACATGCTCAAGAGTATCAGTATCAAAGATAGTGAAACCTCTAGAATCATTCACATCATTCCAAAACATTTCATAAGGATTTCCTACATAGAAGATTTTGCCGTCATTCGATCTAGTGTGATAGTGTCCCGAGTAGACCCGATGGAACTTCGCAAATAATTTGCCTTCCATACCATGATCCATGACGATTTGCGAATTAACTCTAAATCCGTTGAGTTCAAGGTGCCCCATCGCGCACTTGCAAGGTGAATTTTTAATATATTTGAGAGAAATTTCTTCATTATCGTCATTAATCCAGGGTAAAAAAAGTATATCTAATCCTCCAATATTAACTTCCGTAGGAGATGAGTAAGTTTTTATATTGGAGTACGAACTTAGCAAAAGTTCTGGAGAATTTAAATTATTTGTATTTTTATAGTACGTATCGTGATTGCCAACTATCATATGGACATCATACGATGAAAGAGGATCAAATACCACTCTTTTTGCCCATTCGAGACTTGTATAGTCAATTGATTTACGACTATCAAAAGCATCTCCCATATGAATTACCGTATCAATCCCATGCTCCTCGAGTGTTGGGAAAAATACGTTTTTATAGAATTGCTCAAAATAATCGTGAAAGACTTTTGATCCCTTTCTAGCACCGTAATGAGTATCTGTGATAATTGCTACTTTCATTCAATAACGTGCTTTTATGTGAACGTTTTCCTTAATGGAATTATAGTCTGAGTAGTTGGATCCGTCAATAGTGTTATCGTCACAAAATACTTCATCGTATCCAGTCTTCTCAAGAATTTTATTTTTGATTTCCAACTGACGCTTTTCTTTTTGGATACGTCTCAAGAATGCGTAGTGAATAATTTGAGTGAAATAAGCAAAAGGATTCTGAGATTTTTCTGGATTAAAGTTGTGAATATATTGAACACAATTTTCAATCCCATCAGAAATCATATCATCAATAAACAAGTAGTTGATGAAATTAGTCTTGTATGAAAGGTGTGTAGCGATCTTCAAGAAACACTCTCCAATGTATCTTGGAATCGGAGGCTTTGTATCCCATATCTGAGATCTATCATCTTTAGTTGGCATAGAACCATACTTTTCCAAATAGGATTTTTCTACGCCTTTATGGTACTCAATTAAAGCAGCTAAAAATTCTTTATTGTTAACGTAATGTTCCGATCTTCTTTTCTTGGGCATGATGGGAGTGGTTATCATAAAGTTTTCTAATCTAGTATGTATAAATTATACCATTTAACTTTTCTGATGGCAACTTGACACCCATGGTGATTTCATTGTATAATCTGCTTTGTCAGGTTTAAAGGATACAGCTTAGCTATTATTATAGAGTTTCTCTAAGATCTTTTTAGCTTCAGATACACTAGAGATGTATCCCATTTTTCTAGTAATTCCTGATCTAGAATCAGATGTATTTTTTTTACTACTTTCGTACTTTCTAATATAAGAAGTATGCATGCTAATTATTTCTGTATTCTTAGATTCACTGATTGTAAGAATATCTTCCATATTAATAATAAAGATATCCTCATCAGTGGTCTTTATCCAAGGTTCTATTTTATATCCTAAACCATTTCTGGTTTTAAGTTCTTTAACTGTGATTGGATTTGTAATAATTAAAATCTTTCTTTCATTTTCAGTAGATGGAAGTACTTTAGCAAATACCTCCTCTCCATTTTTGAATTTTATCGTTGCGTAAAAATCTTCTTCCATCATATCTTTAAGTTAATGGGTATAATTTCATAATTAAAATTTTCTTCGTTGTATATTTTGATTCTTTCAATAAAATGATTTAATGTATAATTTTTTCTTGAGTTATATGTACAATCATCAGCAATATCATAAAGTACTGCTTTTGTTTTATTATTTCCTTTTCTTAGAACCCTTCCAATAGATTGAAGGTTTCTTATTCTCGATTTACTCGGAGAAGCAAATACTACATTATGTAGATTTTTAATGTTAATTCCAGTAGAAAATACTCCGTAAGATGCTACAATAATGGCGTTGTTTTCCCTTTCTGTAATCTCTCTCACTTTTTCTCTTTCAACAGTGTCAACACCACCATGAACAAAGAATACTTTTCTATTTTCCTGGACAGAAGTATTTATCAATTCAAACAGAGGAACACCATGACCTTCTATTCGTGAAAACAGTACAAGAGTGTTTCCTTTTAAGTCTAGAACTAAATTTCTAATAAATTTATTTCTTTTTTCATTTCCAATAATAAATTGTACTTCATCCTCAAATGTATCAAATTTCTGAGGATTATGTTTTAATGTTAAGCACCGAATATCCAAAGTAGATAAATGCCCCTTATCCATCAATTCCTTTGTTCTTGTTACTTTGTATGATGGACCAAAAAGACCCTCTAGTACCCATTTATGCGTCTGTGTACCGTCCAATGTTCCAGTTAGACCAAATCTATATTTACATGAGTGTAATTTACTCATAATGTTAATCAAAGATTTACTTTTAAATAAATGAGCTTCATCTCCAATAACAACATCAAAGTCGTCAAAGAACTTTCTTTCCAACTTATAGATAGATTGCCAGGTAGTTATTGTGACTGGAAACTCATTTGTTTTTTCTCTTCCCGAATATATTTTGTGACAATATGAATCAGAATCCCACCCATACTCCTGAAAATCCTTATACATCTGCTCTACAAGAGAGGTCGTTGGAACAACTAAAAGAATTTTTTGATTCTTATCCACATAATACCGCACGAGGGCGTAAATTATCAGACTTTTTCCTGACGCAGTTGGACTTATCAGTAACTTTCGATTATATCTTAAGGCACCGTATACTGCCTCTATTTGATAATCACGAGGTTTAAAAGCACATATGGAGTTAACATAATCTTTTACACCTTCCATTGAAATCCCATCATTCACTTCAAATGGAAGACCATAGTATTTGTTTTCTACAAACTCATATGTGTAGTCATGGATTTTTAACTTCTCAACAACTTTATCTAGTAGTCCAACATAAATTTCTCCAGTATGTACTGATAATAGACGTATCATTCCATCCCAATACTTACTTCTCATCTGAGGCATAAACTTTGCCCCTGGAACTTCAAATGTGAAGTATTCTTGGAGTTCATACAAAATATGAGGCTCACATTCTAACTTAATGTAAACCTCATTTTTCTTATGAATCTTTACGTCGCACATAACAGTAATATCGCTATGTGTATTTATTGTATCACCCCAAACCTGATTGGAATCTCATAAATTCTATAGAATTCTTAATTTGATAAGTTCTATTATGTATTTGTTTAAGTATATCCTCAAGATATCTAATCATTACACCATAATATTCAACTTTTAATGATATTTGAGACAATCTTTCATCAGCATCTAAGTGTCTCTCAAGATCACTTTTATCTCTGATCTTTTTTGGAAATGGATTTTCTACGTATACTTCAGGATCTGCCTTTCCAGAATAGTATTGATATCTTTCGTGTCTAATACCTCTTTTCTGTTGATCTGCTCTTTTTTTAAGTAAAATGATATTATTATAAAGATCAAAATATTTTGCGTGAAGACTTGGGGTATTTAAAGATTCTGTATGTAAATTATCAATATCAATTTTAGAATCTGATTCCCACATCTTCTGTATGGTTTCAAGATCAATTGTCATAAATTAGTCATACCTCTTCCTGACAGGATTTCCATTATTATCTAATATATTATACACCATATATTTGAAACTTACATCTGCCGTGAAGTACTGCTCTTCAGTTGCGGTCGCGTCAAATTGAAGTTCTGATAATCTATATGGAAACATTCGTTTAAATTGAACTTGATAGTTCAAATTCTCATTGCTAGTGTTGATTAATAGCATACCATCAGAATATAAATTCATATCACTCTTATATGGTTGCTCAAACTTTGGATTTTCTTCCTGAAAATCATATATCTCTTGTAGACTCTCTGGGAATCCCAATCCCCGAATCCAGTTCTGAATTTCTAAGTAATTTGTAAAATCTTCATCAACTAAAAACTTTAAATTAAAATCATCAAAAGTTATATTGTCTCCAGGTACTGGTATGGGATTTGTTAGATAGTTTGGTTGCTCAGCAACTCCTAAGGTCATTCCTGGAATATTTACACTATTGGTGAAGAATGAAACTTTTGGTGCTCTATTCAAAGTAAATCTAAACTTTACTGAAGATAAAAAGTTTCTATTTGATATTTGATTTTTACCAAAAGTAGAGTAATTGCCAGACATGATTTGTTTTCTAACTATTTAGATAAAAAAAGGGGTCCTTTCGGACCCCCAGAAAAACCTTTGTGA